AAAAAAAAAAAAAAAAAAAAAAAGAACACTGTAGAGCAGAAGTGTCAAATCAAGCCCGATAAGGCTTTGTCAACGGATAACATAGCCATACTCTTAGCTGGGTATTGCTCAGAACGAAAAAACACGCATATACCCCCATTTGACCAAATCTATGAAATCAGGTGTATTCTAGGGGTTATAGACGGGTTTTTCAGGTGTAGCATTGAAATGTAAGGGTTTTTTGGCGTTTGGTAATTTTCCGACCGCCAAATTTAACGCTATGGCGCAAAACGTCTTCCGGCGCATGGTATTATGTAAAAACTTTAAACCCGTGCCACGGACCGGCATTTGCCCGCACAAACGAAAATAGCCCGATAGGGTGTTTATTTCCTACCGGGCTATTGAGCCGTATTGATTAACTGATTTATTCTGCCAGATTGACCATGAAATAATCAAAAGCATCGATTTGGCGGTCGAATGTTTTTCCGCGACCATCGGCAAAGGAAACACAAAAGCCATTGCCGTTGCGTAACTTTTCGATGAATGAGTCGCCCGACTTGCATACAATCATTTTCCACATGTCCTTTTACCTTGGTTGAAATTATTCGCCGGGGGTAAAACCGCACCCCCGGCTTGTTTTTGTGTTTTAAAGGCCAAAGTCAGCCAAGTCAATTGAATTCTGAACTTCTTTCCTTGTGGCGATTGCCTTTTCTGCTTGAGTCGTAAAGTCCGGGTTCCGTTCAATCAACTTGTCAAGAATTGTGTTCCGTGCATCCATTTCAAGCGCGGTAAAGACGCTATACTTTTTGCCTTGTGCAATTAAATTTGCCTTGAGAACGTCACGGGCAATTATCCGCGCTTCCTTAGTCACGTTATCGACTTGTGCGACTGGCGTTCTGCCGAGAATACCATTGTACAAATCATCACGCATTTTTTCGGCATGGGCGATTTTATCGGCAATCGTGGGGAACAATTCATTTGAACCGATTGCATCGTTAAGCAACCGTTGCACACCCTTAGCAATCAAATGTTCAATCGCCGCTTGTGGCAGTTTCGTTGCATCAACAACCACTTTACCTTCTTTACGGATATTCGCCACATATTCAGTCTTTTCTATTTCAAATTTAAACATCTTATTTCCTTTTCTCATTTTGGCAAAATTGCCTAGTTGCGCACGAACCGACTCCATGCGCAATCTGTCAATTTTATTACTTCAAAATTATAGTTACCCTTTTTCTGCCACTGTCTAAAAATTCTACAACTTCAATTCCCGCAATTTCATTAAAGAAATTTAATAAATCTTCATCTGATTTATTTATTAATCTTAATGGTGCCCGCAATCGTTGCCCGCCAACTTGGAAAATTACGTGCATTGGCCATCCATCATCGGCAATGATTTTAAAATCAATAAAATCAGTCTTAATCGTTTCACTTTGATTTGTGGTGATTTTTGTAGTGATATATTTTGTCATTTTCTCAATTCCTTATTCCGGGACTATTCCCTAATTGCCGACTGATTTAACACCACCAATCGGCAATCCGTGAAGAGCTACCAGTCTTCCTGCATAAAGATAGGACCAATTACTGCCATACCTTCAAATTCTTTACCTTCTATTTTTGCATCACGATTTTGTATAAATTTTTGAGCCTTCTTTCGTTTATTAAACGGTCCAAAGAAAGTACAAAATTTATTTTCATACCAAGCTATGACCATAAAACGTTTTTGCATTTTATATTCCTTTTCAGTTTGCCAATGCTACGCTAATCGCGTCTTGAATTTCTTCGACTGTTTCCGCTTCAATTTGTTCAATAAGGTGTAACATTTTCGCTCCTTTCAATTTAGGCATTAATTACGTCTAAAACCTTTTGCCCTATTTTAATCGTTGCTTCAATACATTCTTGCGGCGCTTCTTTATTAACTTGGTCTTTAATGCCCAATATAAGACAATTGATCAAAATTTCCACGTCGTATAGGGACAGTTCAAGTGTTACGAATTTTTCATCTTTACTCATTTTTCAATCCTTTTCTATAGTGGTTTCTAAAGATAATTTATCAATTGCCACATTTATTGCTTTAACAAAATCTTTGTTATGTTTCCAATAATTTTTCATAGCTTTTAAATCTGATAATGTTTCGTGTAAAACATTTTCTTTACTCATTTTCTCAATCCTTTTTTCGGGATAATTCCCACAAGGGCTAGCAAATTGAGTCCGCTAGCCTAAGCGCGAGTTACCTTAAATTACACTTTCACCATATGAAAAGCCAATATCAAGTTTTACGTCCAAAAGAAGTTCGTAAAATTCTTTTAATTCAGTCGCAAGTTTATAATCTTCAAACTTTCTTTTAAACAATTTAACAAGCGATTTATCTTGATAAAATCCTTTTCCTTTTTGGTTATAACTAACCGAATGATGCACATGAATATGATAAAGTTTCATTCCCGCCGTTCCATTTTTTACCCGGTCGCGGCATTGCTTCCGTTCCCCCATTATACATACCCCATTGACGATTGCAACCCCTAATTCTAACTGATCTTTCCCTTCCTTTCCATTTTCCCAGCTAATTCCCGTGCATTTTATTGATTTAATGCAGTTAATAGAGAAGGGGAGGCGCAATTTTTAAAAAATTTTACAATTTTCCTTCATAATCTTCATCGTTGTTGGGGGAATGTCTACCTGGTGTAGGGTATAATTGCGCGCAAATGACTGTAATTGCAACCCTATGCTGCAAGAATTTCTCTCGTATATGTCAAATCTGCAACTTAGACTTCGCTGGTACCGGGGGCCGCACACCCACACCCACCCCCTTTCGATATTTTTATGCAGTTTTTTACTATATACGTATAAAATAGCTGGGAAAGAAAAATAATATTTTGAAAAATTGTGGAAATTAGGCCGAAAGTATGGCCAGAAAGGGCTGTGAATAGTAAATATTTAGCAGCAATGTATGGGCATTTTGGCGCATTTTCCCTCTTGCCACTCTCTATATACTGTGCTACAGGGAGAATATGGAACTTTCCCAACTACCGACCATACTACAGTCGCCGAAAACAATCGGGCGTAAAGAAAAGGCAATAGAAGTACTGTCTATTCGCCCCCTCATCGGGGAAGACCTGGACAAGTTTCTTGAAGAACAGGGAACTAAACCAGTCCCTATTAAAGCTCTCCGCCAAAAACACCACGCACTTGCTCGCGCACTTGCTAGCGGAATGGATGATAATAAAGCCGGACTCATTACTGGCTACAATGCTTCTTACGTTTCTATTCTGAAATCCGATCCCACATTTAAAAATCTTGTTTACCTGTACCAAAAAGAACAGGATGATATTTTTGCGGATATGAACCAAAAACTCGCAAATGTTTCTATGGATGCACTTTCTGAGTTATCTGATCGTCTCGAAGATACTCCAGATGATTTTTCCGTCGCACAGCTTATGGATATTGTAGTTAAAACTGCAGACCGCTCCGGTAATGGCCCACAAACTTCACAAACAGTAAACGTAAACTTTGGTATTGCCGATCGTCTTCAAGCAGCCCGTGAACGTTCAATCCTTGCAGACTGTGAAGTAATCGACATAACCCCTAATGAAAGTTTAGAAGATGAGTAATAGAACTGTTCCTGCAGTTAAAATTGTAGTTGAAACTCCCGATGATGCCGGTGATTTTTCCCCGTGTCGAGGATTTATTCTCCCATCCACAGGCGCTATAACTGTAGACACTAAAGGCGGAAGTTCAAATGTTACAATTCCAAGTCTAGCTGGTGGTATAATCCACCCTATCGAACTTATTCGTATCTACGCTACAGGAACTGACGCCAGTTCAGTCATTCTGGTGTATTAAAAATGGCTGAACATTCTCTCGTAAACATGAAAAGATCGAAGACTAAAAAATCTGAAGATACTTCTAAACCTTTTGAAGAGCCAGATTTTCCCTATGGTCTTACTCTCTATCTCGGGGATGAAGAACTTTCAAAACTTGGCCTCAGTGAAACTCCAAAAATCGGACAAGAATTTCAAGTAGCTGGCCTTGGCAAAGTAATATCAATAAATGAAAGTGCTGATGAAAATTCTTCTTCAAAATCAGTAACAATTCAACTCACAGATCTTTCTTTAACTGGGGACAAAGTAGCAAAACCTGCCGATAAACTTTTTGGAGACGCTACCAGTGAATGACGATCTCATCATCGAGTGCGCATCTTACGTTAACAAACCTTATCAGTTTGTAATGTTTGCTTTTCCTTGGGGAGAAGCTGGAAGTGAACTCGCCGATAAGACCGGTCCGGAAAAATGGCAGAAAGAACTCCTGGTCCAACTGGGAAACAAACTCATAACAATAACACAGGCAATTAAACTCGCCCGTACTTCCGGGCATGGAGTTGGTAAATCTGCCCTCGTTGCCTGGATTATGATTTGGGCGATGGCTACATTCGAAGATACAAAAGGCGTCGTTACAGCTAATACAGAAAACCAACTTAAAACTAAAACCTGGGCCGAACTTGCTAAATGGCATCGCCTGTCTATTTGTAAATCTCTTTTTAAAATAACCGCCACTAAATATTATTCTGTCGATCCTGACCATGAAAATACGTGGAAAATCGACATGGTTCCCTGGAGCGAAAAGAACACTGAGGCATTTGCTGGTCTTCACAATCAGGGCAAACGCCTTATAGTTATTTTCGATGAAGGTTCCGGCATTCCCGATATTATTTGGGAAGTTACTGAAGGCGCTCTTACAGACGATAATACTCAAATCATCTGGGCAGTGTTCGGAAACCCTACCCGTAATTCAGGCCGTTTCCGTGAGTGTTTTGATCGTGGGAAATTTGCCAAACGCTGGGATCACTACCGTATTGACTCCCGTGAAGTATCCTTTACCAATAAGGAACAAATCCAGGAGTGGATAGATGACTATGGGGAAGACCACGATTTCATCCGTGTTCGTGTCCGTGGAATTTTCCCTCGTGTAGATGCTCAATCTTTCATTGCATGGGACTTGGCTAAAGAAGCTGTATACCGTGAAGTTGAACACCAACCGCATGCTTCAGTCGTTCTTGGCGTAGATGTTGGGCGCTTCGGAACTGATCCTTCAGTCATCTACCCCCGTTGCGGACGTGACGCATCTTCTCGCCAGCCACAGTCTTATCTCAATGTCTCTATTGTTGAACTCGCCAAACATGTTACAATTGCAGCCTCAGTCTATAATGCTATATATGTATTCGTAGACGCTGGCGGCGTGGGCGGGGGTCTAGTCGATATCTTGCGGGCCGGTGGGTTGCCTGTAATTGAAGTTGATTTCGGCTCTCGCCCAGATAATACAAACACCTACACACGTGGAGTTAAATACGCCAATAAACGTGCTGAAATTTGGGGTGAAATGCGAGACTGGCTCAAGACCGGTTCTATCATTGAAAAAATTCCCGGACGTGAATTCACTTTAGTGGATGAACTCTCCGGTCCAAACTATGATATTCAAAAAAGAACTGAAGCAATAATTCTCGAAGGCAAACGGGATATGCACAGGCGAGGCATTCCTTCACCAAACATGGCAGATGCACTCGCAACAACTTTTGCTTTTCCTGATTACATCCCGCCTCTCGCAAATCAAGCATTCCTCCAACCAACTGTCGCTAAAGACTACGATCCTTTCTCAATGGAAAATATTTACTCATGACCAGTCTTTTTAAAAAACCTAAAATCAAAGAACCTAAAGTTGTTCCTGACGCAGTTGATCCCCAATCTGTAACACCTAGAGCCGCTGTAAATCCTTCCACTACAGCCGTTGCTTCTAGCACTTCTACAGGCGCTCAGGCTGCTTCACGTACAGGCGGCTTTACTTCTTTCATTTCCACAGGCTCCACCGGTCTTAAACGAAAAGGCCGCACAGCTAAGAAAACTCTTTTAGGCGGTGGAACAGTTTCTTAATGGAAATTTCTTTAGAAATATCTCAAAAGATTAAACAAGCTGTATTTTCTCTTGTTGAAGATCGTAAACGGTGGGAACCACACTGGGAAGACCTTGCCCGCATGTATCTTCCCCGTCGATATACCTGGCTTACAACTGCAAAAGTTACTAACGGGCTTGAGCGTAATAATCGTATTCTCAATCCTACCGGAACTTTCGCCGCCCGCACTCTTGCTTCTGGTATGAATAATGGGATTACCTCTCCAGCTCGCCCGTGGTTAAACCTCGGCGCAACTGGGTTAAAACTAAGCGATCACCCCGAACTCGCAGTACACCTACAAGAAGAAGAAGAAATTCTTTATTCAATTTTCGCAGATAGTAATTTTTACAATTCTATTGCAGTCGTCTACCTCGATATCGTTATCTTCGGCACAGCCGCTATGCTTATTTACGAGGATAACATATCTACAATACGCTGCTATAATTCCCCCCTCGGCGAATTTTACGTTGCTCAGTCCAACCGTCTACAAGTTAATTTATTCGCACGTAAATTCATGCGCACTGTAACACAAATTGTAGAACAATGGGGAATTGAAAATGTTTCTGAAAATATAAAAAGAGCTTACACTGCTCATAAAGGTTCTCAAAATACATCTTATAAAATTGTCCATCTTATCGAGCCTAATAAAACTGGTGATGGTCTTGTCCCTAAGAGTTTTAAATTTAGAGAAATTTATTACGAAGAAGGCGCGAAAAGTGGGCTCATTCTTTCAGCCAAAGGTTTTAATGAACTCCCCGGCATCTTCCCTCGGTGGGAAACAATCGGTAATGAGTCTTATGGTTCTTCCCCCGGTATGGACAATTATCCTGACGTAGTACAACTTCAAGCTGAGACTAAAAATAAAGCCCAAGGACTGGACAAAATGATCCGACCGCCTATGGTCGCTGATATTCAACTTCAGAATAAACCCACTGCACTTGTACCTAATGGTATTACTTTCGTCAGCGGTATTAATTCTATCGGCATGAAACCTATTCACGAACTTCGCCTTCCAGTGGCGGAAATTTCTCAAGATATTAAAACAATCGAACTTCGTATTAAACAAGGTTTTCATAATGACCTATTCCGTTTAATTTCAGAACTCGACACTGTACGCTCCGCTACAGAAATCGATGGAATTAAAGAAGAAAAACTTGTACTTCTCGGCCCCGTTCTTCAGCGTTTTGAAACAGAAGCATTAGACGTAGCTGTTAAGCGTATAAGAAACATTGCTAAACGTAGAGGTATTATTCCAGAGCTTCCCGAACAATACCGCAACGTTGAAATTGAAATTTCCTATAATTCAATTCTTTCCGTCGCGCAAAAAGCATTCAATGCAATTCCAACTGAACGCTTTTTACAGCTCGTAGGTCAGGTTGTTCCACTATACCCTGCAGCTTTAAACGTTCCAAACATAGATAACATTCTTCGCAACTATGGTAATTCAATCGGCATTGCTGCTGATGAACTTAATACTCGAGATGAAACAGAGGCCGCTAATCAACAAAATCAAGAACTAACCGACCTTAGAGAAACAGCTGCAACAGGTGGTGATCTTGTAAATTCAGCTCAGCAACTTTCACAAACTGAAGTTGGTGGTGGCGCTAACGCACTTGAACTCCTTTTAGGTGGTGGATGATGATTGGAATAGGATTAGATATTTCTTTAGGTTCAGGAAATTTAGTTTCTACCGCTGCAATCGAGTTTGCAGTTCTAGCCTCTGTTACTGAAACATCCGCTGATACAAACAAATCAGCCATGCAGGGTGTTGAGACTGACGGAACGTTCTTTTTCACCGATGCTGATACAACAACAAACCCCACTACAGTTAGCGTTTGGAATGCCTCATTGGTTTTGCAATCTTCTCGCAATACCAGCCTTGATTTTGCCAGTCATTCGCAGGCGAATGGTCTTTGGGTTGATACTGCTAACAACAAGCTCTATGTCGGTGCGAATAACTTTCCGACAACTCCGTCACTGGGTTGGGTTTTGGAGTATAACTACCACCCAACAACACGGGCATTAACCTTTGTTGCAGCGCATGAAACAAGCAATGGAACGATTGGTGATGGATTTTGTGAGGGTGGGGCGGGTCTTGGCCTTCATTATTATGCTGTCTACCATGATCAACCGGTTATCAGAAAATTCCTCCTATCCGATTGGTCGTTCGTAAAAGAATATCCGCTTGGCACAATTCAGAACGATCAAACTACTAATTTGTACCAGGGCGGCTCGTGGAATGACGGTGTTATCTATGCTAATACCCATGGCTCTATGGATGCCACAAACTCAATCTCACCTAATGGCAGAACGGACGCTTACTGGTTGGATACTGCGCAGGATAAATTCATAACTGTTGGACAGAAAATCAACCCGCCTGTTGATGGCAATCAAGGTCTTGCCTTTAATGGCACAGAGCTTTTGTTCGCTGAACGTGTCGGCAATAACCCGGCACTCTCAGGCAATATTCTCCACGCGTCTTACACCACACAACAGCAAAAAGCGACCGGGCCGAATTTCATTGGTGGGGTAACAGTTGCGCAGTTTTCAGGCACGGAATTTCGGGCTGCAAGCCTAACCGCACCAGCCGGATCAAACCGGATTGCTCTGATACTGGCGAGTTATGAAACGTCGACACCTTCGGCTGCAATCAACTACCTCAAAGCTGACTGGCCGAATGGATTGCTTCGCCCGCTGCATGATGCGGTTAATCCCGCAAATAATGTTGCACATACCCGATCATCAATCTGGTTTGCGATGGAAAAAGATATTCCCTCTGGACCAGACACTTTGAGCATCACACTGGCAACAGCCTTGGCGACTGGATGGCAGGGGCAAATATCAGTCCTGTTTTTTGAGAACGTTGACCAGTACGCCGATCCACAATCACTGGCGAGTACCTTGCTGGCAACTGGATCCGTCACCACGCTGGGTGACAATGAAACTCTCGTTAATCTTCTGGTGAATGGAGCTTAGATCATGACAACATTTTCCAATCAGCAGATTGTATTAACCGAAGCCCGGAACGCTAATTTTGAGCATTATTGCGCAATGAAGAATGCTGAACTGGCCGGGACATACGCGCTGAACTGGACACCGACAACAACCAATCTGGCGCATAATGTCGGAATGTCTTTACGCAAGAACGGGGCAACACCAACTCCTGCATGGTCTCCCGATCAACTGGCGGGCGTGTTCGGCTGGTGGGATGCGAGTGATACATCAACAATTACCCACGATGCAGCAACCTCAGCCACACAAGGCTTAGTGAGTGAGATACAAAACAAGCTTGGTTTAACCGGTGAGATGCACTTTACGCAATCGACCAGTGCTAACAAACTGGAAACCGGCAACACGTCTCAGAATGTTAACGGTTTGAATACGCTTTATTCAACCGGTGCACCAAGGTTGATGGTTGCAAATATCGAAAACCACGATATGACACGCTCACATTATCATGTCGTTATTGCCCGCAAAGACACGCAATCCAGCACTGGTTCGAGCGTCAGAACGGTTATTGCTGGGGCGGGCCAGCAATTAGAGTTTGGTACGCGCATTCCCAGTACAAGCGAAAAACCGTTCTTGTGGGCAACGGGTGCTACTATTGAGAACGCAACCGCTGATTGGACAGTCGGTGATACAGATGTGTTCTCGGTACAAAGAAACTATGGCACAAGCGCTTCCGTCCATCGTGGACAATCTCAAATCATTACAACAACGCAAGCATCAATTATATCCGGTACCTTTTCGCAGATTGTTATATTCGGAGACAACGTTAATACAGATCGTCCGTTTAAAGGTGCATTCTGTGAAAGTTTTATAGGATTTGGAGCATTAACTGCTGGTGATCTGACAAATATTACAACGTATGCAAACGCGAAATGGGGCACACCAGCGCCTGTGTAAAAGAAAGAAACTACCTATGACAGAAATTTTTCAAAAAGTGGATACTAAATTATATATTATAGCCGTAATTTCTGTTTTCAGTATTCTTACAGCTGTAGGAATTAATATAAAATTAGCTTCCGCCGAAAGTGTTGAAAGAAATTCTCTTGCTATTACTACAAATAAAAAAGCCACTGAAAGAAATCGAGAAAAATATTCACGTATTCGCGCTGAACTTTATTCCGTTAAACAAAAACAAGCAGTTAGTGAAAACAATATAAAATTCATTAAAGATGATCTCAAAGATATAAAATCTTCGCAGACTAAAATTTTAGAATTACTCGGGCGTTTTGTCCAACCCACTCCTTAAAGGCACATTATGACTGATAACAAAGAAAAAATAAAAAAACAAAAGTTTGAAAAACAACTTCGTGATGAAGCTGTTTCTGCTTTGCTTGCGACAGATCGAGGCCGTGCTTATGTTTGGTGGTTACTCGAAATTGGGAAAATAGGCATAGTACCTTTTACCGGAAACGCATTAACAGGTTCATTTATGTCCGGCGAGTTAAATGTCGGCGAACAAATCAGGGCACATCTTATTGAAGCCGATCCTGACGGCTATATAACTCTATTAAAGGAAAGACAAAATGTTTGAGAATTTTTTCAATCTTCCAATTTGTTTTGAAGGCGAAGGCGAAGGCAAAGAAGAACTACCCACTGGTGAAGAACCTAAATCCACTTCTGAGGAAAAACCTCCAGAAGAAAAGAAAACTGAAGAAGAAAAGTCTTCCTTAGTTAATGAAGATAAAGACAAAGAAAAAGAAGAAACTGACTTTGTTCCATTAACTGCTGATGATCTTAAATTCACTACGGAAGAAGGGCAAGAAGTTAATGAAGAACTCGTAACAGAGTTTCTTACCATTTATAATTCTGCCGATCTTGACGCTAATGGGAAAGCCCAAGCACTGATTGATCTGCAAAACAAAGTAATGACTGAAGCGTCTCACCAGATGGCAGAAGAATTTACTAAAACACAGGAGCAATGGCGACAAGAAGTTATTGATGATAAAGATATTGGCGGCGATGCGCTCGACGGAAATATTACAAAATCATCTCAGCTTCTTGACAAGTACGGAAGTGATGAACTTCGCCAAATGCTTGATATGACTGGGTTAGGAAATAATATACACATGGTTAAGTTTTTTGTTAACCTGAGTAAGGATTTTTCCGAAGGTGATCTTGTAGAAGGCTCACCGCCTAAACCTGGTGGAGACCTCTCAACTGCCGATAAACTTTTCGGCTAACTTTTAAGGAAATTAGAAATGGCTACAAAATCTATTATCCATCCTAATATGCTTGACATTCTTAATATGTCAGACCCGGATGGAAAAATTGCATCTATTGCAGAAATCTTGAACGAAACAAATGACGTTCTTGATGATATGGTTTGGATGGAAGGTAATCTTCCTACTGGGCATAAATCAACAGTACGTAAAGGTATTCCAGCAGGAACATGGCGTAAAATGTACGGCGGCGTTCAGCCAACTAAATCAACTGCAGTTGCAGTAACCGATACAACCGGTATGCTTGAAGCTTATGCTGAAATTGATAAAGCATTAGCTGATCTTAACGGTAATACTAACGAGTATCGTTTGCAGCAAGAACGCGCTCATATCGAAGGAATGGGGCAACAGCTTGCAACTGCTCTTTTTTACGGTGATGAAACAGTTAATCCAGAACAATTTACTGGACTATCCCCTCGTTATAATTCCCTAACTGGCGCAGAGAATTCTGACAACGTTATTGGTGCCGGTGGTTCCGGTTCCGACAATGCTTCAATCTGGCTTATTTGTTGGGGACATACTACTGTTACCGGCATTTATCCTAAAGGCTCTAAAGTCGGCTTGCAGCATGAAAACAAAGGTCAAGTTACTATCGAAAATATCGATGGTGCTGGCGGACGTATGGAAGCTTATCGTTCTCATTACCGGCACGATGTTGGCTTGGCCCTTCTTGACTGGCGATTTGTTGTTCGTATCTGTAATATTGATAAGTCAAATCTTACAGCCGATGCAGCAACTGGTGCTAACCTTCCCGAACTTATGTTTGAAGCAACGGAACTTTTGCCAAATATGAACGGGCGCTGTTCCTGGTATATGTCTCGTGACGTACGTACAAAAGTCCGTCAACAGGCTACTTCTGGAACAAAGTCTTCAACACTGTCTATTGAAAATGTTGGCGGAAAACGTATTATGTTTTCTCATGACGTTCCTATGGCTCGGGTTGACGCATTGTCCGCTGATGAAGCTGCAGTAACCTAATCAGAACTCTTGAAAGGAGTATTACAAAATGATTATGGACAAACTTTCTGAGTTTTGCGATAGCACTGCTCTTAATACCGGCGCAGCCGGAAAATACTTGATTGGTGATGTTATCAATCTCGAGGCTGGCCGTGATATCGGCTCTGGTCAAACTGCTTGGCTTGTCGTTCAAGTAGATACTACAGTAACTTCTGGTGGTGCTGCTACATTGGAGTTGTCACTCTCTTCCGATGCACAAGCAGCTATTGCTGTTGATGGTACAGAAACAACTCATATGACTGTGGGAACTTTTGCCATCGCAGAAATGACTGCCGGATCGGTTTTAGCTGTCATCGCTATCCCTCGTGAAGGGAAAGTTTATGAACAGTACATCGGCGTTGTTCAAACAACCGCAGTTGCTGCATTCACTGCCGGTGCAATCAGTGCGTTTATTACTGAAGACCCTTCAGTCTGGCGCGCATATCCTGATGGAGCAAACTAAAAATGGTTAGAGTTATCTTAAAGCGTCCTTTTTATAGCAGCGCTGGTATCCTTTATCCTGTTGATAAAGAACTCGGAGTGGAAATTCCGGATACTGAAACCCTTCCAAAAGATCACAAAAAGGCAGATACTATTGCAGCACGTTTGCAAGATGTTAAAACTAATCCTGAACTTTTGGAAGAACCAAAAACCTTAACTGAAGTTACAGAGAGCTTGGAAGAAAAAGTTCCTCATCCGGCTGCAGTTAAAGGCAACGGCAAGAAATAAGGAAATAGGCAATGGCACAGGATTTAGTTACATTATACAATCTAGCACTCGGCCTCGCCGGGATAAATAAACGTGTGTCATTGCCTACTGAAACTTCTCCAGAAGCTCAAGCATGTGAATTATGGTATCCTACAATTCGGGATGTAGTTCTTTCAGCTGCTTTTTGGCCGGATGCAAAAGCTTCTAAATATCTTGCCATAGAAGCTCAACGAACATCTACTGCTAACTGGGTTGATGGTGATCCAGAACCTGGTTGGCAGTATTCTTATAAACGTCCAGCTGATTGTCTCTACCCACGATATCAAGCTGATTTCAGTAAATTCGTTTCTGGTAGAACTTCTACTGGTGAACCTGTTATTTATTCTGGAACTGAAAATACAATTTTAGTCTATACCCGCAAGCTAGAAAACCCACAAGATTTTGATGCAAATTTATTTTTAACAATGGCTTATGCACTGGCTTCTGCTATCGCTATGCCATTACACTCTAAACTTACTTTTGTAAAATTTGCAACCGATAAAGCAGACCAAGCCATTCTGTCTGCACGAGAAGCAGCCGCTAATATGCAGGAGTTAAGATTTGAAACTATGCCTGATGTACTTGCAGCCCGTGGTTATGAAGGTGAAATTTCCAGGGATGTTTATTTATTCCCTTACGGCCCATTAGTTTCATCTATTGGAGGTGCTGGTGTCCAATGATGTAATACAATACGCCTATGTTGCAGGTGAAATTAGTCCTAGTTACTTAGGCAGAACTGATTATGAAAACTATGATCTAGCAGTAGAACGCGCTCAAAATTTCTTTATCAATTATCGTGGCGGTGCTACTTCTCGTGCTGGTTCTGAATTTGGAGACTACATTCTCCATGACGATAAACCAGTTCGTCAATTTGAATTTTCTTTTTCTACCACTGGGGCTAATGTTTACAATCTTTTGTTCGGCGATTTTTATGTCCGTTTTATTCAAGAAAATGCTTATATCCTTGAAGACCCTAAATCATTAACTGCAATTACAAATGCTTCTCCTGGAGTATTTACTTCTACCGGACATTTATTCGTAAATGGAGACTGGGTAAAATTAACCAATCTCTCAGTAATGACAGACCTACAAACGCGAACCCTTGTTGTAAAAAATGTCACTACAAATACATTTACCCTTGAAGATGTATTCGGCACAGACATAAATACTTCTACTTTCGGAACCTATGTTTCTGGTGCTAGTGTCAGTCGTGTTTACACATTAACTACTCCTTACGCTGCGGCAGATTTAGAGGCTTTGAAAAAAGATCAGCTTCGTGATACAATCCGTCTAACCCACAGTGATTACACGACTAGAAATCTAAACCGTCTTACGGCTAATTCTTGGACAATCACTGAAGAAATTTTCGAAAACACAGTTACTAAACCGGCAATATCAACCGCTACGGCTTCTGCCACTGGGACTGCCGGTGTAGTATATGCAATTACTGCCGTTGATTTTTCTGGTGTGGAAAGCCTCGTTGGTGGTAAATTCTTTGTAAAAAACATTGTAAACTTTCCGGCTACAGTAGGTTCTGTGGAATTAACTTGGCCAGCAATATCTACCGCGAATTTCTACAAAGTCTATCGCTCAATAGTTCTTCCTGATTTAACTAAAGCTACGCTTAATGCTGGGATGCAACTCGGCTACGTCGGTTCAATCTTTGGAAATGAATTTACTGATAACAACATTATTCCAGATTTTGGTTTAACTCCGCCCACAGGAAACAATCCGTTCGCCAACGGAAAAATTGTAAATATCCAAGTCACATCTATAGGCACTGGTTACACAGATGCCAGTACAGTTTCTGTTTCTGGCGGTACAGGTTTTGTAGGCTATCCGATTGTAAATTCTGCGGGGCAAATTACAGCCGTAGTTGTAGAAAATGGCGGTAAAGATTATACAACCTCAAGTGTTGTTACTTTCTCTATTGGATCAGGTGCGGTAGGTGCAGTAACTGTATCTTTAGCTTCCGGCAACAATCCTTCTGTTTCAGTAATCTACCAACAACGTCAAGTATACGCTGCCACATTAAATCAATATCTTACTCTTTTCGGCAGTAAAACTAATCAATTTTCCAATTTCGATCATGCAGATGTTGTTCTCGATAGTGACTCGTATGAGCATACTATTGATAGTGATACTGTAATGCCTATTCGGCACCTAGTCCCTACTCGCGGCGGTCTAATCGTAATGGCTGAAAAAGCTATTTGGAAATTTACATCTTCCGAAGGGGCTGTTATAACTCCTTCAAACGCATTTGCTGATCCTCAATCTTTTGTAGGTGCGGCTAATCTAACACCTTTACAAATAGATACTGATATTCTCTATCTTGAAAACAAAAACCTCGTTGTACGCTTGCTTGCTTATAATGATTTTTCAAAACTCTTTAAAGGTGAAGATCGTTCACTTCTTGCAAACCATCTATTTCCTGAAGATGAAAGAATTACAAGTTGGACCTACGCCGATACACCTAATAAACTTGTTTATGCTGTACGTTCTGATGGCGTTCTTCTTTGTTTCACTGTAGTAAAAGAACAAAATGTTTATGCCTGGACACCTAGCACAACGCAGGGTAAATACACTGATGTAATTTCAATCGAAGAAAATTCTCGCGATGTAGTTTACCAAATTGTTGAGCGTGAAATTCGTGGACAAACTAAAAAGTATTTCGAAAGAATACCTTCTCGTCTTTTTCTTACTGTAGATGATATTTGGTGTCTTGATGCTGCGCTTGATCTTGGCCATACTTATGGAGTAAGTGATCTTTCTGTTGAAGCTATTACAGGAGATAGTATTAAATTTACAACTACTACTCCCGCTTTTACTTCTTCCGACATAGGAAGTATTATACGCTCAGGTGGTGGTAAAGCTGTTGTAATTTCTTACACTTCTACAACTGAAGTAATTTGTCGTATCCTCCGGCCTATAACTAAGTTGAAACCAGAAGTTCCTACAATACCTGCTGTAATTCCTTCAGGCCAATGGACAATAGATGTTCCAATTTCTTCTGTCTCTGGCCTTCACCACCTCGAGGGTAAGACTGTCGGTGTTCTTGTAGATGGCAATGTTATTCCTGACCAAGTAGTTATTGACGGTGTGGTTACTTTTCCCTCCGGAGTTACTGGAACTAATGTAGTTGTTGGACTTCGCTTTACCTGCATTCTTCGGACACTTCCTCCAACTTCTCCCAACTCAGTAATTGAAGGCAGGCGTATAAGCGCTAAAGGTGTTTCAGTACGCTATGATCAAAGTAGAGGAATAAAGGTTGGCGCAGATTTAAATACTTTATTCCCCATTAAAGATCGTACTGATGAATTTCTTGGGGAACCTACTTTACTTAAAGATAAAGTAGAGTACATGATAGTTCCTACTGGCTTTGAAGATAATGGTCAAGTGTATTTTGTGCAAGATGATCCGCTTCCAGCTACAATTCTTGGTCACGTTATGAGATTGGATGTAGGTGATGATCCAGGTAACTAAAATAGAAACGTTAGAAGATTTATCTAAAATGGAATTTTCTGCTTATAGTTTCATGGAGCTTGAGGATAAACTCTTTGACGTACCTTTACTCGAACACCTTTCTTCAGTTATGTATAAAGCAACTTTAAACAATTCCCCAATTATGTTTTTGGGAATTATTTCTACAAACTTTTTATCAAAGCCTCCTGAAGTTTGGATACTTACTTCAAAAACACTCGAAAGAAATCCAATTCTTTTAAAACAATTTGCAAAACTCTTTAAACTATTTCTTTTAAAATACCCTCGCTTAATGATCCGCGTAGATAAAGCTTTTGAAAGTGGTCAAAGTTTCGCTAAATTCTTCCGTTTCAAAGAAACTTATAAAGACGGTAAATATATAATTTACGAGGTAAAACAATAATGGCTGTATTAGGTGCATTAGGTGCGGCAGGTGCTGCTGGTGGCGGATCATTCTTTTCTGTTGGTTCTTTACTTTCAACTGTCGGTACAGTTTTGGGTGGAATTGCTGAAAGTCAAAGTGCAAGCTTTCAGGCTGCTATAGCAAATCAAAGTGCTCAGATAGCTTCTGATAATGCAGAAAAAGCAATTGTTAAAGCTGAACAAGATCAAAAAGATCAAGACATAGAAAATGCTGCTTTAATTGCAGAACAAACAGCATTACAAGGCGGCACTGGTATTGTCAGTGAATTTGGTTCCTTCTCTCTAGCTCGCAAGAGCGCTAAGAAACTTGCCCGAAAAGATGCTAAAAATATTAGAGACTTTGGCAAGCAGACTTCTGAAAACTTTAGACAAGATGAAGCTAACCAACGTAACACTGCAACACTCGCAAAACGTAGATCAAAGTCTGCTCTTGTTTCTACATTCTTTTCAGCAACTAAATCAATCCTCGGTGGATCAAAATCTTCCGGTAATAGTAGAATATCTGCACGGAGGTTAGCATTCTAATGGCTGATAGAGTAACATCAAAAGTAAAAACTCCATTCGTACCTAAGAAAAATGTAGCTATTGCTGGAGTAACTCCCGACGCATTTGGAGCAGGAATTGGACGAGCTGTTGAAGGTCTTGGAAAAGTTGTCCAACTTCAAGAAAAACAATCTCAAGCCGCTATTGATAAAGGAAAGAAATTTAAAGCACTTCAAGCCTTTAATGACTTTCAAAGAAACTTTGATACTGAACGTTCAGAGTTTGAAAGAGAAGCTGAAGCTGACGGTTCTGATTACCTCGAAGGTGTTCAGAAAATCTATAACAATAATTTACAGAAATTACAAAAAACTGTAACATCTCTTGATGGTGGTCGAGGAGATATATCTAATGATATTAACCTCCGTGCTGATGAAACACTAAACGTAGTTAAAAGTAACGCGCTTAAACAACAACGTGCTCGTCAAGACGCTAACGAACTCCGTGGGATTGATGATCAAGTACGAGCTGCGCGTAAAAGAATTTTTGAACAAGGCGGCAATACCGCACAAGAACTGCAAAGTGTTTTTGATTTAATAAATAATTCTTCACTTCCGGCTGAAGCTAAACGTCAGGCTACACTTGAAGCGGATAAATCACTCAAAAAAATTGATTACAAACAGAAGAAAACTCTTGAACGTAGAGTTGAAAAAAATTTTTCTAGACGATCTTTAGTAGATAAAATTGTAGGTGTTGAAAGTAATGGAAATGCTTCAGCTAAAAATCCTAATTCTTCTGCGTTAGGTCTGGGCCAATTTACTAAAAGTACGTGGCTTGCTTTAGTTTCTAAAAAACTTCCTGGACTTGTTAAAGGAATGGACCCTGGACAAATATTAAATCTTCGCCGAGACCCGAAACTTTCTCGTTTAATGATTAAGGCATTGGCTGAAGATAATGCAATTATTTTAAATAAAGCTGGTATTTCTGTAAATGATGGAACTCTTTACCTTGCTCATTTCCTCGGCCCTGGCGGGGCTGTTAAAGCAGTTAAATCAAATCCAGCTGCTTCTGCACTATCCGTTCTTGGTTCTAAAGTAATAAATGCAAATCCTTTCTTGAAAGGTAAAAACATTTCCCAGGTTGTGGATTGGGCATTTAAGAAAATGAACGGGAAAGATACCTTCAATCCTTCAACACTCGATAGCGATCCTGTTTACAAAAATTTAACTCTTAATGAACGCCTCGCAATTCAGCGTGATATAGACGTTGAACTTAGTCGTTCTGACGCAGCTTCTGCAAAAGCTTTCACTGCGCGTGAACAATCAATTAGTTCAGCTATTAGCCAAAGTATAGCTGAAAAAGACCCTGATGTACGCTCACAATTTCAACGTGCGATCGACTCAGGATTTTTACAAAACGGAAAATTAATCCGCACACTTAATACTCAAATTACAAAAGCAGAAAAAGATACTGTAAATTACGCCGCAGCACAAAAATCAAAAGAGCGTGGCCCATCTGCATTTGTTGGGAGTGATGGAAATAAGTCCGCAAATCTTCTTTTTAACGAAAGTGGTACTCGCGAAGGTATAGCAAATCTTTCGGAAGAAGCGGCTGCATTTTTAACTTCTGAAGTTCGGCAGATTGGAATTATTTCATCCGATGCTAGAAGTCAATTAATTAATATGCTTCGCGCAGGTAAACAAGATGAAAGTATATTTGCACTTCAAACTTTAACAAGTTTAGAAAATGCTAATCCAAGAGCTTTTAAAGCTGCATTTCCTGAAGATGTAAAATCAGATGTTAATTTCTTTAACGATGCTTCTAGTATTTTAACCCCTGAACAAATGTTTACGCAACTTCGTGGCGGAGATAATACTCAGCGATCTGCTGCAAAAGCAGTATCTGATATTGTAGATAAAGAATTGGTTGATCTTCATACTAACGGTCTTGACACTGAAGAAATTCTTTCTGGAATTAATAGTAAATTCTTTGGAGATGCTGCACCACTTAATAATGATCTTGTCAATCAAGAAGTTTTTGTACAAGCTTTTGATACTCGATATAAAATTGAACGTGTGAAACCCAACACCACGCAACAGCAAGCTATTGACAGAACTTATAAAGCCCTCTCTAACGAATGGTCAACTACTAAAGTCGGCGGAACTGAACGTACTATTCGCTATGCACCTGAAACTCTTTTCCCGGAAACTCTCGGCGGGACTAAAGACTGGATGAATGAAGAAGGGCGCAGACAGCTTGGCCTTACTAAAGACAATACTTCTACATTCCTACTTCAAACAGATAAACAAACTGTTGGGGAACTTGATCGTTGGAGAAAAAATCCCAGTGGTCCTCGACCATCTTATTCTACAGTTATAATTGATGAAGGTGGTGTGGTAAAAATTGGTAAGCGTATTTCATTCGAATGGACTCCCGAATTGCAACAACGTGCTGATATTGAACTTTCTAAAGCTGTAGTAGAGGAACAAGATAAAACGCAAGTAGAACGTGTTCGGAGAGCCTTGCAAATTCAAAAATTAACTGGTGAACCTCTTAATGATCAAGCTGTAAATGATCTTCGTGATCTTGAAGCTCGTGGCAGAAAAGTTGATGATGAGTCTTTGGGCGTTAATGATAATCCATTATCTGCCCGTGAAAGATTTACGATCAAACCTGCGCCATTAGCAGAAGATGAAGTTCCTGGATTTGATGAATTTGGTAGTGTAGATACTCCTGAACCAGATATTGCAACACAGCCTCAAGCGATTATAAACCCACTTTCCAACTTTGATCGTTTCGGTCAGTTTGATCCTTCCGGTAGAGGACCACAGTCACCAGAAATTAATCCTCCAAAACCTGAACCTAAGAAACGTAACCGCCCTAAACGTACTAACCCCCGTGGAGCTAATAACTAATGCCACATTCTAAAGTAAAAACTGATCCTAGAGACACTGGCTTTCGTACTTTTGCAGAACCGCCAGTAGCGCCTGCAGCAGAGCCTTCCCTCCCTACTGTTGCAGGCGCAGCATTTCGTATGGAAAATCCAGAAATAAATGCAATTGAAATATTAACTAAACCTACTTTTCAAGATGATCCTGAATTTTTAATTTTTGATGCATTTTCTAAAGGCCCGTTAAAAAGTTTAGAAGATAGAAAACTTTTAGCTGGTGCAAGGTCGCAAGCTGAATTTGATTTTAAAACAGCTAAAATACAAAAACAACGTGAAGATCGTAGAATACTTACAGCTTCTGGAGGAACTGGTTTAGTTTTATCTATGGGAGCCGGTGCAATTTCTTTTACTTCATTAGTTCCCTTGGGAGTTGCTGGAACTTTTCTAAAAGGCGCTGCTAAGGGCGCAACACTTACTGCTGTTTCTGTAGCTGCTGGAGAAATCCCCCTCGCTATTGCTCAAGAAACTCGCACTAATGAAGAAATTTTTACGGGAATTGCTGCCGGGGCCATCCTTGGTGGTATTATGGGTGGTGCAGTTGGTTCAATGAATAAGAGAGCCTTTAGAAAAGCAGCTTATGATATGGCTGTGAAAACGGATGACACACCCATACCTACAACTGGTGTGCAAGGTTCTTCTGTTTTTGTAGATACAATTACACCAGTTACAGAAAGATATAAATTTCGCCAAGCAGATGGGCAAATGATAGAATTTTTTCCTCAAAAACTCCTAGTAGTAACACAGGATAGTATAGCACTTCTAGCCAAACAAATTAAAGGAAAGATAACTCAAGCAAAATTAGAAGCATATGCTAAACAAAATGGCTTCGACAGTATCCATGTTGATGATTTTGAAAATCTTTTCGACACACCTGCTAAGAATTTTGATGGTACTCCGATAAAAACTCTAGATGAAGCTGGAAATGAAGTTGATAAACTTGTAGCAAAAGTTCCAGAACAACTCGGAAAGAAGGATCGACCCAAAACTGGTCTAACTGTTCTTGACGAAAAAATCATTAAAAAAGTTTCTGACGATATTCCTGATGCACCCTACCCAGATTTTGGTACTGGTGTCGGAAGAATTGCACAAGAGTTTGAAGCACCTGGACAAATTGTAGGTGCTGGCGCACAATCTGCCATTGCACCTTCTGCCGGTGGTTTGAAGAAAACTCTTCTTGGCACACAAACTGCCGTTCAGTATTTAATAAAAACTTCACCTGTAGCACGAACAATTGATCAAATAATTTCACCAATTGCTCAGCGGGGGATGGCACAACTATCTGATGCAGGACTTAGATTAGAAAAAAATATTCTTAATATTGCTACTTCACGAGGCGGCACAGTTGAAAATCGTGTTAAAGAGTGGTATGCGCCTGTAGTAGATGCCATCGAAGAACTAAACTTAAACTACGCTAATTACCTGTATGATGGAAAAATTCCTTTTGGAGGTACTGGTATTCGTGGAGTTATTAAAGGTCAATTAAGTAATAGTAAACTTTCTCGCCAGGAATTCCTTGATGAAATTACAAAAGCTATGCGTAATGGCGATAAAGTAGAAGGGGGTGGACCAGCCGCAACACACATAGAAGCTACTGCTAGAGTATTCCGAGAAAAAGTTTACAACCCTATGCTCGAAGAAGCTAAAAAGGTTGGCATTTTCCCCGCCGAGCTTGAAGATATTTTTGATGTTTCTTATGTAAACCGTGTGTATAATAAAAAAGCAATTAAAGCTAATGAAGATGGATTTATAAAACTACTCGCAGATCACTATGAGCAGGCTCTCAACGACCAGGCTAATCGAGAACTCGCAACTCTTGCTAAACGTTCTACTGATTTAGAATTTTTCATTTCTGATACAAAACTAACCCCAAAAGAAATAGAAACATTCAAGGTTAAATTTGAAGAAGAACTTAAAAAAGTAACTGATGATGCGCCTAAAGAACTCTTAGACTTAGAAGATGAAATTACGTATCTTCGATCGCAGGCAAAGATAGCTCCTGACGCACAGTCTAAGAAAGACTTTTCTGCTCGTGCAAAAGAACTGGCTACTAATGAAAAATTAAAAGAAACTAAAAAGACTCGAGCAGGATTGCGTAAACGTTTACGGAACTTTAATAAAAATAGATTTATCCTCGAAGAAAAACAGCTTAAAAAATTCGACACTATTGACAAGATAGAGGAATTAAGTCTATCCTCACTGCAACGTGGAGTTCGCCAAGGACAGCGCCTTCTTTCTAAACTTGATCGAGTTAGTGAAGAACGCTTAGGCGGGGAAGTAACTCGTATTAAAAATATGTTTGCGGCTACAGTTTCTACTTTCGATCGTGGAGAAGCTAGACTTGCTAAACTTTCTGCTGATGAAATTGGCGGAGATTTTGGTAAAATTATAAATGCAGAAATTCTTCAAGAAAATCGTATGATTAAACTCGATGAAATTCTTGACGCATTAGATGCTGCTGAAGGTAAGTTTGTAAATCGTGAAGGTCTTAAACAAGTACTCGAAGATGGGCTTAATGTAACACTAGAGAAAATTGTAGCTATTAACGCCCGTAGAGCTTTACGTGCGGAACGTCTAGCTAAACAGGCAGAGAAACTTTCACCTACTCGCATCGCGGATGAAATTGGCCTAAGAAAAACCAAACTTGCAGGGCAAGTAGAAAAATTAAACGAAAAATTAACTGCTCGTGGAGCAGATGAAGTAGACATTCCAGCCGGTAGATTTAATTTTCGAGATGCTGCTATAAAAGCTGGACGAGAAACTACAGACATTATACTTAAAAATCCTTTACGTCTTTCAGCTGTTGATGTTATTCAGGCGAAACGTGGCGCAGAACTTACTCGTTCTTTATCCATTGCTAGTAAAATTCTATCTGATGCAGGGTTTCTTGAGGATAACGCTCTTGATCTTATGAAAACTTATGTTCGTACACTTTCGGCTGACATAGAAATTACTAAGAAATTTGGCGATGCTAACGGCGCACAGTTAATTGATGATATTAAACTAGAAAAGCTTGCCAATTCTGAACGGCTTCGGGCAGAAGGTGGACTAGATGCACAAAAACTAATTGATCAAAGTAATGCTGCATTCAATCAAATAATTGAAGACCTTGATGTTGTTATTAGTCGTGCCCGACACACACGGGGAATACCTGACGACGCAGAAAGTGCAGCATTTCGTATAGCAAAAGTTGCGTCTAATGCTAGTGTGCTTCGATATATGGGGATGGTATTGCCCTCCAGTATTCCTGATATCAGTAGACCAATACAAAAACATGGTTTACAGAATGTTATTGGTAATGGATTAGTTCCTCTTTTAACTAATTTTAAACAATTTGTTGCAAGTGCCCGAGAATTACGATTGGCTGGTGGTGCTTTAGACGTATATCTTCACACAACAGCTTTAGCTCGATTTGATGTATTTGATGAAATTGCTGGTAGTACTGGTTTTGAACGTGCCCTTGATTACGGCACAGGTAAAATGGGTATTATTGCTATGTTTGATTATTGGAATGTAGCAATGAAAAAATTTACTGCTGTTTTAGATAATGCCAAACTTGTTGACTCCATTGACCTTGTAACTAACGGTAAAGGTACTAGAGCTGAACTTGATGAGGCTATTGAATTTTTAGCTTCCTCTGGAATTGACTCAACAATGATATCTCGTATGTGGGAAGAAATAACTACCGCAAAAGGTGGAAGTAAAATTAATAATATCTGGCTTCCCAATACAGAAGAATGGGCCGATAAAGAATTAGTAACTGCTTATAGAGCTGCGCTTGTGGGCAACGTTGATAATACAATTGTTACTCCAGGTTTTGAACGCCCAAACATTGTTGATAAATCAATCGCACATAAACTTCTTTTTCAGTTTAAATCTTTTGCTTTATCCTCAACTACAAAAACATTAATAGCAGGTCTTCAACAACGTGATGCAAATCATATAATGGGGTCTATAATTTCTGTCGGCTTTGGAGTTCTTTCTTATTATATTTGGGCTATGAGTATTGGCGGAGAAACTCAGCGGAAAATGGAAAATGCTTCATGGGAAGAACTGTTTGAAGAAGGATACAACCGTTCAGGTATTGGTGGTGTTACTGATATCGGAAGACAAATTGCAGGTAAGGTTCCATTACTTACACAACCAGATAGTCCAGTTAGTCCACTTCTTCCAACTCCATTTTCTTCTCGTAGTGGTGGTAGTGGGGATTTATTTACAACATTACTCGGACCTTCTTTCGATCTAGGTTCAACTTTAAGTAAAGTTATAACAGGGTTAAATGAACCTACTGCTTCAACAGTGCATAAATTTAGAACACTTCTTCCATTGCAAAATCATTTCGCACTTCGTCGAGGATTTACACAAACAGAAGAAGCAACACGAAAAATATTCGGCATTCCTGATAGGAGAAACTAATGACTATTACAACCACTACTCGTAAAGCAACTGGAACAGGAAATGGAGTTGTTACAAATTTTCCCCATTCCTTTTTTGTAAAACAATCCGATGACCTTGAAGTTTATCTCTATGATATAACTTTAGATACTTCCACTCTTTTAGCTTCAAGTCTATATACTGTTAATGGAGTTGGAAACAATTCTGGAAGTGTGGATTATCCACTTACTGGTTCTCCCATTACTTCTAATTTTAAAATAATTACAATTAGAGTTGTAGAATATATTCAAAATTTGGATGCAAATAATCAAGATGGAATTTTACTTGAAAATGTGGAAATTCAACTTGATGATGTTGTAATGCAAATTCAACAAGTGGCTGATAAACCAGATGGTCCGCTTAATCCTGTTGCCAATGCTATTGCAGTTTTTGACGCGGCGGGTAATCTTATTAATGGTATTGATATTGCAGATGTTAATAATGCTGCTAATAGTGCTACTGCCGCAGCTCTTTCAGAAACAAATGCCGCAGCAAGTTATGATGCTTTTGATGATAGGTATTTAGGAGATAAAACTGCCGATCCAACATTAGATAACGACGGGAATGCGCTTTTAACTGGTGCATTGTATTTTAATTCAACCGTAGATGAAATGCGTATCTGGAACGGTGCGGCTTGGATCGCCACATTTACCACTATCAGTGGGGCGCTTGTAGCTGCAAATAATTTAGCTGATTTAACAAATGTTCCAACAGCACAAACTAATTTACAAGTGTATTCAAAAACAGCTAGTGACACTCGCTATAATCCGGCGGCCTCTTTAGCTAGAAATCTAATAATCAACGGCGATTTTCAAGTATGGCAACGTGGAACTAGTTTTAATACTGGTAGTACTCGTATATATACATGCGATAGATGGTCATATTTACGTGCTGGTGCTGCTGCACATACAGTTTCTCAATCAACTGATGTACCAACAGTTGTTCAAAGTGGGCACAAATCTGTTTATTCTTTTTTAATAGATTGCACTACAGCGGCTACTACGTTAGCCTCCACAGATTTTACTATCCTTATACAAATACTTGAAGGTTATGATTTTGTAAATATAGCAGAAAAAGAATTTACTTTAAGCTTTTGGGTTAAGGCAACTAAAATTGGTACATACTGTGTAGCGTTTAGAAATAATGGTGTGGATAAAACTTATGTGGCTGAATATACTGTAGATGTAACAAATACTTGGGAGAAGAAAACTATAACAGTTTCTGCATCGCCAAGTACTGGAACGTGGGATTATACAGATGGTATTGGCTTGCAAGTAACTTTTACCTTAGCGGCTGGTACTTCAATCCACACAACACCAGACGCATGGAATACAGGCAGTTTCTTAGCGACTGTAAACCAAATAAATGCAACAGATAGCATTAGTAATGACTTTCGCTTATCTCAAGTACAAATAGTAGAAGGGGCTATAGCTACTGATTTTGACAATGGCGGTAAATTTGCCGATGTTCTGGCTATATGTCAGCGATATTATACAACTAGGTCAGTAAACTTTGCCTCAGATATTATAAGTGGTTCAGTTTATGGCATTGATATTGCGCATATACAGAATATGCGCGTAATACCGGCGTTGGTTTTTTCAAATAATGTAGTAAATGGTTTTCCTCTTGCTGACCCCTCTGTATCTAACAGTACAAAAGAAAAGTTTTTAGCTTCTTCTACGGCAAGCTCCAGCGTGACTAATGGAGCTTTTAGTTTTACCTATACAGCAGATGCGGAGTTATAAGATGAAAATTGATATAACTGGATTCGTCAAGATTGGCGACATGTTAAGTGGCGGTGGCTTAGCTGCAACTAGCGATGATGATATAGGTACAACTGGATATGTTTCCAGCCCTCAAGGGTGGGCAGGGGTTATCTTTCCTGCACCGACAAAAGTCGAAAAGGTAGTTGTTACATCCGCAGGTAACGGTTTTGATGCCTCTGGTTTGACAACAAGTATAACCCTAAATCTTCGCGCTAAGACGGGAGCTGCACCTATAAGCAGAACTGACGGCACTGTTCTGGCGACGCAGGCGTTCACCGACCAGAATGTGCAATATACAAAAAGTCTTACCTCAAATGATGTTACAACAGAGTGGGATCATGTGTGGGTTGATGTTCAGACTGGTTCATGGTCCGTAATTGCTGAAATTGAAGTGTACGAGCCTGATGTTGCTTCAGCGCCAGAGCCATTGTCATCAACCAATATAACGATTATGCAAAAGTCTTGCGATGATGGGTTCATGTTACCTCAAACTGTCATCTACGTTCCGGGATTTTATATGACATTCAATGCCCCTGTTGCTGGTGTGGCTATGGTGGATTTCGTTATAAATCTGACACATAAAGGTGATTTGCTACCTACGCCCTTCCTCGGTGCTGTTGGTATTGGCGCAGAGCTTTTTTATAAATACTCTACTGACTTTTCAACGCTTGAGGCCTCCCCTTGGGTAGGGTTTCCAATCTCCCAAACAAACGGTATTAATATTGATGATAGAGACCCGGCACACTATGCAAATGTTAGCTTGAATTCTTCGCTTCAGATCAACCCTGGGTTCTACAAGTTTGGGATAAGGATGAGTGGGCACACAACCGGCACTACGCAAGACTTTATTGTCGGGATACTTGCTGAAAGTGGCAAAGGATTAAACGGGTTTAGAATTACTTATATTCCTGGCGCAGATTTTTTTAATATGAATATATAAGGAGTTTATTATGAAAGGTATTATTTGGCATTGGACTGGGGGTTCACATAATGTAGGAAAGAAAGATAAAAAACATTATCATGAAATTATAGCTGGTAATGGTGTAAGTGTTTTAGGAGATTGGCCTATAAGTGCTAATGAAAAAATTGTTAAAGGTCAAGGATATGCCGCACATACTTTTAATAGCAATACAGGTTTTATAGGACTGGCTATTGCTTGTATGGCAGGTGCAACTAAACGCCCATTAACTTACGGTAAATATCCTCCAACGAAAAAACAAGTTGATGAACTTATAATTTCTACAGCGCATTATTGTAGAGTGTATAACATTCCTGTTTCTCGTACAACTACACTTTCTCATGCTGAAGTGCAAACAAATCTTGGAATTAAACAACGAGGTAAATGGGATATTATTGCCCTTCCTTGGCTGAAAAAGAAAGGCGCGCTTGCTGTAGGTGATTATCTTCGGGCACGAGTAAAAACAGAAATTAAAAGGCAACAACTAAATGAAGAAAAACAAACTACAGTAAATACTACTAGTACCCCCAAAAAGAGAAAGAAACTACCAATACTTGAGGCAGTAATTGTAGCCTTCCTTGGAACAATTACTTTCTTTTTCGAAAAATTAATTGAACTTTTACAAGGAGTTTATAATGAAATTCTCAACATATTTTAAAGGCAACCGTACATTAATCATTGCAAGAACTATTATGTTATTGGGTCTATTACAGCAATATGGTCCAAACATGTTTCCCACTGAATACCTTGGTTTAATCATGTTTAGTATAGCGTTGCTTATGGAGCTTATGCGCTGGATTACAACCACGCCTGTGAGGAAAAATGTTTAACTTATTGTTACCTATTGGCAAATTACTTTATGGCATTATCAGCCCATTTATAGGACCGCTAATAGCCTACTGGAAAGGAAGACGTGATGCACGAAGGGATATGGAGTTGGAAGCACTCAAAGAAGAAGATAGGCTTATTAAAGAGGCCAATGATGCTGGGCGCGATGTTGATCCTGGCCGGTTGCGTGACAAGTATTTCAGGGACTAATAAAGTTGCTTGTAGAGTATTTGAACCTATCCGCGCTAGTGATAAAGATACCGCAATAACTAAACGCCAAGTAATTGTGCATAATGCTAAGTGGGATAAGTTGTGTGATTAGAACTTTTTACCTACAGGCTCGTAACAAATACCAACTCCAGGTACAACTTTTTTTCTAAGGTGTTTACCTGTAATTAATAATTCTATAAATTTTGGAATTTCCATTGTAGGAATTTTAGTAGCCAGAAACCGAACAAGCATATATTCGGGGACTGGCTGCTTTTTATTTTGTAGCCAGGCTTCCAGTATAAAGTGTTCTGTCTCTGCCATAACCGTTGCACGACCACCACTTGCCATCGCCTTGAATAGATCGGGCATCGCCGCCTCCGCTTCTAATAGCCATGCAAAAGCCCTACGGTAGTCGCCTATGGTAATTACAAGATCATCATTACGGGAAGCACTTGCAACCATGCAAAGCTTTAGAAGGTGCGCCGACCGCCTTGTGTTATAGTGTTGTAATTTAGGATGAATAGGGTTAGGCGCATTGCCGCCAAGGTGCCATGGTCCGAATGCACTTTTAGCTTCTATACTAAACTCCATTTCCCCATACATATTTGAAACAGTTTGTAAATCTTTAACCAGTTCTTTATTCAGTTCTTTTTTCTTTTCTTTCTTTGCAAAAATATCTACAATGTTTATTTCACCGGAGTATATTAAAAGCGTTCTAGAAAGAAAACCTTCTTCCCAAGCGTGTTCAGGTAATGATTTTACAAAGTAAGTTGGCACTCCGCCAGAGAAAATATTTATTTGAGTGTGTGGAATTTCATAATGTAAATCCTTTCCGCGCCTACGCTGTGTATACTTATGGCAATCATACAGGTTTGTTAAATTTACCATAAAAGCTTTATCATATTCTTGTAATAAATCTCCAAGTTCATTGACAGATATTAAAAGAGAATTATAAGTAATTGTACTGGGAGTTACTTGTGGCTTTATTAAAGTTTTTTGACTATCGTGAAGTTCATCAATCAAACTAGCTGAAGTCATAGACATTGCACTCACATACGCCTTATCTAATTCTTCCCAATATTCACGTACCTTAACTGTCATAAGAGTTTTACCTACCCCAGGCGGTGCCACTGTCACAACATATAAATTCGGATACAGTATACCGATAGCATTATCAACCCAAACTTTTCTTTCAAGCGCTCCTGCAATAATAGAAATACCGGCCCATTTCTGGAACAGTTTAGGAGAAGCAGATAAGGATACCGATTGGATAAAACTATCTATCCAATCTTCTTTTATTCGTTTGTTCATAAAATGCCTGAGAGAGAGAAAGAATTTTTATTAGAAACTTTAATATATTCTGGAGTTGTTCTTGTATCTTTTCCTTTCCAAGGTATAAGTCCGTGCAAATTTCCTGAAGGCTTACCATCTGTATACTCAACGTTTCCCCAATTCCAGCCGATCTTTGCTTCTACAGGTACAATAAATTCTCTGCCATCTTTAAGTAGCATTGGTACTCGAAGTGCTTCAATTGCCCAGGGAATTACTTCGTCTTCTTCTTCCTCTTTGTATTCGAAAAGAATATTATCATGCACCTGAGCAAGAAGACAAACTCTATGTTCTTTCCACAGTTGCAAAATTCCTGTGTTAATTTCATCGCCAGTCATTGATTGTGGCTGGTAGGCAACTGCTTCACGAATAACCTTAGCATCAGTTGCTCGGCCAAAGAAAAATCTTCTACGGTTAAAGAAGGGAGTTTGTAAAAAATGTAAATGTTTAAGATCATACTTTACACTTTCATGATAAGCTGAGATACAAGGAAAAGTTTCAAAGTATGCTACTTGAAAATCCTTAATAGGTTGTACAGGCAGTTTTGTATGCATTGCCATTGTATGAGGCTGACCAATATAATTAGTTCCATGCCCTAGTTTCTTTGCCATATCTCTGTAAGTAAAATCTCTATAAAAAATCTGATCAGCAATAGTACGATCTAATTTTCTATCCCCCGTCCATGGTAAATCTTTCCAAGCCATTTTACAGACATAAGTATGAAGATCGCCAGACTCACAAGCATCTAAATAGGAACTTGCAAATTCTTCGCCGTATGAGTCAAGAAATAATTCTCTACAAATTGCGCCAACATTTCTTGAGTCTGCTTGTTCGAGATCAAGATTGGCATACTTATACCCCGAACGGGCACGAAAACAAGAACGTAAACTTCGTGCAATATTTTGTGCATTAGAACCTGTTTCGTATTCTGTTTCAGCGGAAGATAACCGTCCTGTATTTGTTCCTGCTATATTATAAGAGGAACTGAAACAACCATCTTTATCTAATGGGGTTTCAAGAAACTGTCTTTGCTTTTCGTAATCACGGAGGAAAAGTAAATGATTACAAATAGGCTCTGCATAATAATATTGTGTAAGTTTTTCTAATGCTTCTCTATCAGCAGTTCTACCGTATTTACCTGTACTTTTTGAACGGTTTTTTATTTCTGGAAGACCCAGTACATCATAGAATAGAGAACATAATTGTTTAGAACTACGCCAATTAATTTTAATCCCCAAACCTTGTTCAATAATATCTGTAAGATTTTTAGAAAGAAATTCTATTTTCTTTTTGTTATCAGCAAGCACTTCATTCCACTTATGCCGATCAACTAACAATCCTCGAAGTTGCATTTCAAGAATTGGAGCTTGAAGGTCCAGAGAAAATTGATAAGTATTCATAGATATCTCATCAGTATTTTTCTGTAATCCTTCAAGCACTTCAAGCGTAACACAACAGTCAAGCCCATTGTACACCCAATCAGTTTCATTATCTGATAGGTTAGTCATGACTGCAATGTCAGTAGTGTTTATTATTTTTACCACAGAAATTAATCCTAGGGGTTTACGAAGGTTGTAGGCAAACCAATACCCTGCATGTAGGCAATTTCTCTCTGAACGCCGATTGATTTTTCCCAGTTACCGAAAGTAAGAACAATCATTTCATGTGAAGCAATCATCATAGCTTTATTATACTCCCACCAAAAAGAAGCGTCTGTTGGTAGGTTATACTTTATCGCCATTTCATGACAATGTACAATAGATGAGTATAATCCCAAATCAATTTGAGAAGTTTCAGTATAAGAACGTGCAGCAAGTCGACGTTTAAATTCACTCGCAACAAAACGCTCTACTGTTTCAAAATTAATGTTAACAGTGGTAGGGCTTTCATCTGAGTAAGGGCTAGCGATGTATATCATTTCAGTCTTCCTTTTCCATAAATGTAGTAATTATATCAATTTGTTTTTCTATAATATTTATTTGTCTGTTTACCGTGCTTATAAGTTTATCACGTTGTACAGCTGCTCGTAGTAATTCTTGATTGCCTTCGCGTAAACGATCAATAATTTTTTGCTGAGTTTCTACTTGTTCTTCTAAATTTACTTTATACGGGTTTGTTTTATAAGTATCTTTATAGTCTTCCATTTCAGTTTTCCTTTTCTAAAGACGCGTAACAAGTCTATTGATAGTATCTGCGTTTGTAAATACAATCTTTAAACATTCATTTCGTTGAATTTCAGCTTTAAAAAGTTTATCATTTTCTTTTAGTAACTCAGAGTTTTTCTTACTAAGTTCTACTACTTGTTCTTTTAAAAGAGTATTTTCTTCTAATAGATTTTTTTTTAAGTAAATTATCTTTTACCATTTTAATCTTCCTTCACTAAAAAATGTTCAAGTTTTTCTTTACTTTTTGCACTACTTAAAATTTGATTTACATAAAGCATAGAATTTAAATCCCAAGTTTCTTTATCTTCCTTTTTTCTTCTATCATATATTTGCACGTCAATAGTTTTGGCTGACATAAACCATTTAACTGCTACAAAATTATGATTAGAATTATCCATTAGTCTTCCTTTTTCCGTGTAGATTTTGTTCTCATAAATTTCCAACTTGCCTCATTAGTATGAATGCTTGCCAGAAACCCTAAGCTCTTTTTCATCTCGGGTTGTTGTGCGTGTTGCAGCAGCATAGTATCATTAGCCATATAAGGAACTGTGATCCCATATTTTTCCCATAGAAACCGTACATCATATAAAAAATTCTGCCCAACAACAGCTTTATCCAGCCCGCACATTCGCCTGACAAATTTCCATGCCTTTAATTCTTCTTCAAGTGTTTTCCAATAGTTTTTTCTTACAGCCGTCCGCGAGTAAAAAGGTACCACCAAGGCCACAGAAGTAGAAGGAGCAAAGCCAATGCAAGTAATCTGTTCTTGAGCTGTCTCAATGTCGATGGAAAGTACTTGAGAATGTCTGATATAATTTTCATAGAATATCTCCAAGTCTTTTAAAGTTGGTTCAAGCCATATGTTTCTCTCAGGTCTAATGACTTCTGGAAAGTAAGACTGGCGAAGTGCCTTACAACAATCAGCTATTACTATCGGGCGCATTGTCCAGTCCCGTAGTACTGCAAGCATATTATTTATAGGGATAACTTTGTGTTTGGTGTAAAGACTTTCAGTAGGAATACCTCGGCAAGAAGCTATCATGCCTGTACCTATTGTTGCCCACGCAGAAGCTGGTCCTACCGCAATAATAAGATTAGGGTTTAATTCACGTATACGAACTTGCAGCGCTTCAACAAAAACATAGTATTCTTTCTTAATATACTTTCCCCGCTTTAATGCCGGTATCCCTTTAATACTTTCAGTTCTTTTTCCAAATAAATTTTTCTCAATACTAAGTGTAGGTTTAACCTGAAAAGGAAACACACAATCAATAGCGCACTCATCCATAACTATTCCAGATTGGGAAAGAATACCTTTAAGAGTATAACCAGCACTACCGGCAAACGGACCCCATTCACCTGTATCGCTGTTACGATTAAAAGACTCAGCAAGAAGAAGAATTTTATTTTTCATTGAATGAATTTTTCTTCCGGCAATGATTTTAATTCATCTACAATTGTTTCTAAAATTTCTACTGCATTATACTTTGGAAGAATTATAACCATAGTTTGCCCAGTATCTTCTAAAACTTCATTCGAATATTTTTCTACTTCCTCTTTAAATTGATCACTCATTTTTGTAATAACGCATTCATGCCATCTTAATTTCATTTTAATAAACTCCTGTGAAAATCATTTGCATTAGAAAGATACTCGAAAGTTTGGGAACAAGCTCCGTTATCTTCCCACCATGACACACGAAAATACTCAATACCCTTACAAAAGAAGTTGTCCCTGATTATCTTCATAATAATTTTCCTGAGCTTTTTCGAAAAGTTCTTCATCAATTTCTAAACCAAGCACAGACTTTGCGCCTAGTTCTTCCGTGACTTTAACTGCGTTTGCACTTCCGCAAGTAGGGTCGAGCATGATCGTTTCTCCATCGACAAGCATAGACAAGAAGTGACCCAGCATTTCGGTTGGCTTTTCCGACATATGGACTCGGCGAGATGTAGCACCTGAAAAGGAGTTAGCTTTTGCTCTAACAATTTTTCTATCTCCGCGAGTGCAGAAGAAAGCTGTTTCATAAGTTTGTCTCGGACCTCTGTTGGGGTCTGGTAGTATACCAGTGTTACAAGATTTGTGCCAGACTAATGGCATGTATAAAACTCGCCAGCCCATTTGTTCAAGAACTTCTTTGGTATCTTCATAGTATTTCATACTGAACCAAAAGATCATATGAGCAGAGTCTGCGATTAAATCTTTCCCTACCATGTAATCAATACCGTGGATTAAGTTCCAATATATTTCTTCATCATCTGCGTACGCACCATGTGTTTGTACAGCTGTGCCTTGTGTAATATTATCAGCGCCAATTCCATAGGGAAAGTCGCAGTGAAGTAAATTAAACTTTGGGCCTGAATATGTTTTAATAAAATTTAAAAAATCAATGTTGAGTAGGGGTACAGAATTAACTGTAACCTCATTGTTAATAATCTTTTCTTCCTGTTGTGTTTCAATAATTTCTTTTGCAGGAAGCACTACAAGATTTTCAAGTTCACTATCTTTACGCCTAGCGTTAGCTCTCTCGGTTAAGCCTTTGGCTACAGAATATTTTTGTGCCTCAATTACTTTTACATTTCCTTCTGCAATCTCTTTAGCTATACCTAATTTTTGCGTGATGCCCGTTCGACTTTCGCCAAGTTCTTCGGCTGTATCTCCATGAGACCAATCTTCATTTACAGTTAATTTAATTTCATGGTATCGTGCAACGGCTGCAACTTCTTCTTGCCATGAAATATTTTCGCGCTTAATGTTTTCTTCCAGTTCTAAAAGAACAAGTTCATCGTCTGAAAGATCATCAACAAATTGTACTGGAACGTGGGTCCAGCCTAGCATTTTTACTGCTTCAAACCTACGCTCACCAGTAATTAATTGTCCATCTTTTTTAACAATAAGCGGGTGGATCAGTCCTAGATTTTTAATAGATAAAGCCAGCTCTTCAATTTTAATTAATTGTTTCCGCTGGCGTGATGGTCGATCTACAAAAATACTTTGAGTAGGATAGGAAGTGAATGTACCTGATGTCATATTAAATCCTTAGAGTAGTTGGGTGGTTCTCTCCACTTGCCACCCTTCAAGCTGAGAAGGCGCATTAGACCTAGGAGAAATTAGCAGAAGTTATTCGATTGGCGCTGTGGATTTAATTCTTGGCCAAATGTTTTCTGGGTTATCTTTTTCAGGATACCAGTCAATTGTAACCAAAAATTGTACACCGACCGAAGCAGCAAAAGCTTCTTTAAAAGAAATTCCTTCTGGAAGAAGCAGTGTTTTTTGAAGGAACATTTTCAAATTATATTCCGTACGTTTGAAAGCTGCTTCGCCATCTGTTGATTTATCAAACATAAAAACATTTTCAACAAACGCTGCTTTTATATCTCCAAAGGCTTGGAGTTCATCTGGATCAACGTCTTCAGTTGGAGCGATAAGTTTAACGGGGACAGCAACCTTATCCCAATTACCGCCACCAACTTCTGCAAGTGTTGGATGTTTAGACACAGCTCCAATGTAAGTTCCTCGCGGAACCAGTGGAGGTTTCTCAATTTCGTCGAGATTTTTATCAAGTCCTTGTGTAAAATCCATTGTGGATTAACCTTTCTTTAATTGCTCAAAGAGCGTTGCTAATCCAGTACCAAGGGGTAGAGTTGCATCAAGTTTGAAGGGTACTGGAGACTTCAAATCAATGTTTGGGGTAGGGATTGTGCGAATGGTGCGGGTTACATTTTGTCCCATGCCTTTACTTTCGGCAAGGATAAGGGTGTTGAAATAAGCGGGTATGATTGGGCCTAGTGCCTTCCCTATGGCGTTCGCAAAACCTTTAGTCGTACCGTCCGGTAATTCTGTCAAGCGTACATGTGCATTGATTATAACATTACACTTAAACGCATCCGAGGTTAGCATGGCAAGAATATTTTCAAGAGACTGTTGCGCCTGAAAAAATACTTGGCGCTTATCTTTGGCCATAGGGTTCATGCCATCAGCCCAGGCGTAACAAGCACGAGAGAAAGAGGAAAGACTATCAAGAACAAATACTGTTTTCTCTCCCCATTCACAAGGTTCAGTATCATCTGACCACTTAGTCATAAGCTTACAGGCTTCGACATAAGCCTTTGGTCCGCCCTGAATTTTTGGCCCCATAGCGCCTGCAACATATTTATCACGAATAGTTTCATAGTCAACAGAAGACAATAACTGTGGGCATTCTTTATTTATAAATGCTACAAGTACATCAAGCCCGTTATCCATATCAAGTATACGAAGTTCATAACCTGCTGCGACAAGAGAAGTAAGTGCGCCAGTTTTACCCGTACCGCTATTGCCCATGAACATGAGCTTGACGAATTTAGAACTGGAATGCTCAGATAGTTTAGTCATTCTATTTCTCCTAGACTGTCTTCAATAGAACTTATCATATTGTCGAAGGTAATATTAGAGCGTAAGTCTTCCACTTTTCTACAAGTGTGCGCAACCGTTGTTCTATCTCGTCCAAAAAATTTTCCAACATCTGTTAAAGAATATCCATAATAAGTATTAGTAAGATACATACAAATTTGACGAGTAAAACATACTTTAGCAGTGCCTCTTGAAGTAGAAAAAATTAAATGAACATGTATTTCTTGTTCTGCACAAATGCAATCAATTAAATCTAAAATTTTACTTGGACAAGTTTCTGGTATTTCATAAACAAACATCTTATCTCCTATCCAGCGGCGACCATGAAGGTTGCTGGTGAAACTTGGCTTTGAGAAATTGTTGTCTAACTGCTTCATTCTTTTGACAAACAGTACGGAATTCACAACCGCCATAATCACTGCAAGAAGTAGTATTCATTGGGAAAAAGTTTTTCCGTGTTGCTTCTTGTGCAAGACGTATCCAGTAGACTGTTGACTCTTTCCATTCTTCGAGCTGCTCATTTGTACGAGAGGTAAAACCTCTAGTAAATCTACTGAACCCAACGGCAATTTGAACAGCGTCGATAACAACGCCTTTAATTGGAAGTTTAAACATGATTTGACCGGCATAAGTATATCCTGACATTTGTACATCTGGATTAAATTGTTCGAAATAATAAGAACCTATTGTTGTTTTTGTGGTTTTTTGGTCTTGAATATAATAATCTCCATTGTAATTTACGAGCCTATCTAAGTGCCCACAGTAAAGAATATCTTTTTCAAATTCAATAGTGAAAGAATATTCCACAGCTGGTTTACCGTCTGGGAGAATAACAACTTCCATTGTATCCTCTTTAAACTCTTCCAAATACCAAACGATAGTACGGATTAAATTTTCCCTAGATTTGAGTGGATCACTTGACATCCAAGGATAGCTGACTTCATTTCCATCCTTATCCTTGCGTACCCAAGTTGACTCAAGGGCTTCTTCAACGACGAGATACTGGGCTTCGTCATGCGAATATCCAGCTGCTTTATGTTTGTAGTAGTGTTCAAGTGCGGTTGCGTACCAACCACCAAGCAGTAGATGCGGGGATTTATCAAACGGAGTCCATCCTTGTATGATTTTGTAAAAATATTTTCGAAGGCATGTTTGGACCAGTGTAACTGACGTTCCATCCCATGCGAATTGAACACCGTTTTTAAAAGAGGTATTTGTTTCTATTGGATTTAGCATTAAAGGTCCAATCCGAGTGCGTCGAGGTCAAGAGTACCAACAATTTTTGCATCTGCTTCTTGTTTCTTTTGGGCTGCTGTTTTAGGTTTTGTTGATCCGGCTTTCATATTTCCTGCATCGAATTGATGGCGCATAGAACGAAACTGCATAATGATTGCTTGTTTGTTTTCTTGCGTAAGTTTAAGTGGATCAGTGCGGAAAATTTCTTGCATAGTTGACATGATTAAATATCCCCGATAAGGCTCATAGGCTTGCCATGTTTTCGATTTTGCTCAAGTTCAATATCACGGATGAGTTTAGCGACAAGCTCACGGATAACTACACTTGCACCGAGGGCTGGATAAAATTCTTTAAGCCGTTCGAAATGGCCTTCATAAAGATTGAGTGTGTGTTTTTGAAGAAGGGGTTTTTCAGTCTTTGGAAACATCATTTACTACCTTTTTTAATAATGAACAAAATTCTCTCAGGCGAACTTGGATCGGGGGAGAAAGAGAGTGAAGAAAAAGTTGGGTCTTCTTTTTTCCTTCTAGCATACAATCGCTGACGAAGTAGTTTTACATTATTTGTTTCTACCGCCAATCCATGCTCACTGTAAAGCGCATCATAAAGAAGTTCGAGGATGTTCATGCAGCTGAATTATCTTGAGGATGATTTACTGTTTCGCCAAGTTCTTCTTCACTAAGATACTGCAATTCCAACATTGGATTTGTTGCATTATCGTTATTAAGCATTACAGCCTTAGCGTCTTTAATGCGATAGAAAAACAAATCAGCTGCTATTTCTTTTGCAACGTATCCAATATGTAAATCACTATCAAATACCATAATGGCATTAGAGTCGTTGGGATTTGTAGGTTCTGCAATTAAATTAAATTCATGCCCAGGAGATAAAGTTCTTAAATGCTCCATAACTTCTCTTCCTCTATGATAAGCACCGCGAAGAATAAAATAAACTGTTTCTGACATTGTGGGAAATTCCTTTGAAAATAGTTGGGAAGGTTCTGCACACCTGCCTTCCCGGTCAGGCCATAAAGAGAAAATGTTTTCGAACGCAGGGAGGATCGCCAAACATTTTCACTTCGTGCAAATTTACTGGATAAAGTTAGCCGAGATCCAGGCCTTCCAAAGCATCACTGACAACTTTGTTCTGTTCTTCAACACGCTTTTTAGCTGATTTAAGAATTTCAGGTTTTTCAGCAATAGAAGCAACAGCAATAGCAAGCTTTTCTTTACCTTCTGGAGTAGAAGTAAACTCTTTAATGCTTCGGCCAGTTGCAGCAAAGTTAGCTTTGATAGCTGACAATGCAATGCGCCGTGCTTCTTTTTCGATTGGATCGAGTTTGGTGCGTCCAGTTCCACCGGCTGTAAAGACATACGTAGCGGCGTAGTCTTTGACTTCTTTGGTAACAGTTTTCATTGCGGTTTCGTCACCAGCTTCGGCTGCTTCAATAGCCTTTTTTACTTTCGGCGACATGTTGTTACGAACACCTTCGGTCCAGGTTTGATTGAGAACTTTTGCTTCAATAGCTGAAAGCACATGTCCTTCGTCATATGGCTGTGGGATGGTGTATGTGTTTTTTTGAATGGTAATATCTTTACTGTCCATTTTTAGGATATCCTTTGTTTAAATGGGGTTGCATTTGCACGTAAATAATAGCAAATTATGGGGGTATTGTCAAGGTATTTATTGTACTGGTATGGGGAAGTTATACATCAACACACCCATACCAAGTTTTGTGTTTTTAATCTTTTTGATTAAATTTCTCTGGAGTAATCCCCAAAACCTGATCGCCTTCTATAGCAATTCTACATGCCATAGCAGCTGTTTGTACAGCTTCATCATATACGTCATCCCAGCCAGTAGTTTTCTTTTCCCGAATGTGTAATAAAGCTTTTGCAACCTCTCCAGTTTCTTCCATTAATGCTGCAAGTGTGGGATTTGGTTGTGGAAATTTTTCTACAGCTTTAAAAACTTCATTATATACTGCAACTAAGAATTCATCTACATCATATATCATTTTAATTTCCTTTCAACTTGTTTAAATCAATTTTCAATCGTTCAATTTCAGCGTCTTGAATGCGTATGCGGGCTATCATCGACAAGTATGTTTCATCAGAATAATTTTCTGACATACCTTTGGGTGATGACTGCATTTGCATTGTTGCACATAGAAATATGCGATCAATTTCCTTATCGCTAATAGGCTCTATGTTAGTCATTGGAATTACCTCTTTGAAGGATTTCTTCTTTTATAGATTTCGCCGTTAATGCGCGGACTTTACATCGCGTTTCGGCGTCACTATCGTCTGCATAAAGCACGGCTGATCTTTCTAGTTTGGTTTGCTGTTGACGAGCAATTTCAGCACACGCCTCCCTTTCGGTCTCCGTCCCTTCCCGGCGGGCTTGAGCTATGACTTTGATAAAGTCGTGTTTAGTTGCGCCGCTCTTTGTTATTCTTTCCATAAACAATTCACCAGCGGCCACATCCGCTTCAGTTGGTTCATGTATATTAGTCATCTGTTTCTCCTAATCTATCTTGGCTGAAGAAATTCTCAGATTGTACAAAATATAATTTATTTTGTGCGCGGGTTTTAATAACATAGTTGAGGTTTTTTTCTTGACTTTTATCTAAGTCGAGTAAGAATTGATCGAGATAGTAAACTGTATCAAATTCTAATCCTTTCGCTTTGTGCCCGGTCATAAGTTTTACCATACCATTTGCAGTCATGATATGGTTTAAGTATTCAATAGCTGCACCAAGATTAATTCCTTCGCGTACAAAGATGCGAAGACATTCGGCTTGATCATATATTCTTGCCTTGCTTTTAGACCGGGAACGTTTCAGTGCTTTTTCTTCCCAACCATTTACTGCACGAAAACAATCTTCCTGAGGAAGGTCTTTACTGCCGAAGGATGTTAAGATTTTAAGCAACATTTTTGTAATATCATTACCGTAAAGTTCAGGCGCTACTCCGTCTTTCAGTAATGCAATTGCCATACGGAAAAGTGGAGCGTTGTTGCGGCAAATTATTACAGTGTTTTCATTAAGATGTGAACTGTCCCATTGGCCAAGGTGTTCAACTGAACCGGGTTTTGCCTGCTCCCAGGCAACCATATTTGGTGCATGGTTTTTTACACTTTCAATGATATTTACTGGACATCGGAAAGAGACATTAAGATTAAGAGAATGCATTTCAAACTCTTGTCTCATCTTTTCCATTGAGTTCTCATGTGCGCCACGGAAACCATAGATGGCTTGGCACTTATCCCCAACTGCAATGAGTCTGCGCTTGGCAATCTTCTTTAACATTTGATGATTTAGAGAAGATAAATCTTGTGCCTCGTCAACCATAACAAGAGGATACTGAGGAAAACTTGCATTAAAGCAGGTCGGCAGGAGGATTTGATCATCGAAATCAATCTTGCCATCGAGTGCTTGATGAAGTGATATACAACTGGCTCTTGTTATAATTTCCCAGGCAAGATCGGATGGGGTATACTCAAGATGATCGTAAAATTCTTCATCGTTCATTAAAATAATTTGCGGTAAAGTTTTATCTTCAAGCTTTTGAAGCAAAATAAAATCATCAGGAATATACCCGCAAGATTTTCCAAATGCAACTGTTTTAATCATTTCTGCAAAAAACTCATAAGCTTCTTTTTGTTGTTTATCGGGAAGTACATCAACAATTTCTTTTACAATTTTATAATTCTTTCCCCCACTGACGTAGAGATTTTTCCCGATAGTACTATTCCAAGTACGGTGGCCAATAGCGTTGAGTGTACTGGCGTTGCACATCGAAGAAAGTTTTGATTGCATTTCGACTGCAATGCGTTTGTTGAAGGCAAGAACGAGAATGGGAATTTTATTCAGTTCGTTCGCAATCATTACAAGGGTAGTTGTTTTAGCTGCGCCAGCGTACGCATTGATTATAAGATTGCGATCATCGTTCGCTGCAAAATCGATGATTGATTGTTGCTCAGGTGTTGGTGGGAAAGAGGTCATTAAAACTGTCCTTTTTAAATTTAGTTACTTGATCTGTTTTCTTTTGATATTCTTCTAAAGAACTGCAATTTTTTAAAAGACCAATAAGTTCATGAACATAATTATAGTAATTTTTTACATGATTATACCGGGATTGTTTTCTTTTTATAAATCCTTTCCAGGCTTCTTCTTTAGTTGGATAGGCATATTTCTTTTTTCCTTCGTTTAAGATAAATTTATCTCCATCAGGATGTGCAATTTTAACACCCTGTGGAGTAATTTTTGTTACCTTATATTTATCAAGATAAATTAACGGGGTTTTTCTTCCGCTAGCATCAAAGTATCTGTAATATTCATGAATTACATCGCCTGTATAGCCGCAAGCACAAGACACTGATCTTCCATGAAGAATGTGTAGAATATTTCCACAATTTTTACAAATATAATTAGTCATTATTTTCCTCATCTAAAATTGCATCAAGCAAATTATCAGTTATTACCAGACATAAAAAATCTGATACAAATTTACCAACAGTAATTTCTCGTTTAGCGGCTTCTTCTTTATACCTATCCATAATGATTTCAGGAATATAAATCAAAGCCCTGTTCATACTCCGTGGTTGGCTTTTTGCCTGTGAAATAATTACATTGATAGTTTTGTAAGTATATTTATATTTTTTTGTCAGTGCACTAGTTGGCATTCCATTATTATAATCATTCACAATTCTTTTATATTTTATATATAATTCTTTGGAAATAGGCCTTGATTTTCTTCTCCGATCTCTTTTATCTTCTGCCATTTTAAGCCAAACATTTTGCAGCTAGTTCATCCAAAAGAAAGGTTTGAAACTCGCGTGTCTCGTCATAGAGATTTTCTCGAATATGGAAATATTCTTCAAGCAGTGTTGATGCAAGTTCAATATCAGTTTGCTGGTCAATACACTGAGAATTTAAAATTATTTTCTGCTGCGAGCAGTCAGCAAGTGCAATTATTCGGTTGTCAGAAAATTGCCCGCCTTGAATTTCAAATGGAATATTATATCCAGTAGCGGTTAATGAAGATAGAATATGATTAATACGAATAAGTTGTTCTGTAGTAATTCCTCCAGGTTTATAATTTCTTCCCCGGACATCTTTCCCAAACATTTCAATTTTAAATCGTCTGCAAATCATTGCCGCAAAATTTTCTTCAAGACAAATACAGCCAATACTTTCTTCTGAACTGAGTAAGGCCTTTATTCCTGAAGTTACAATTTTGCCATCGTATTTTCGCAGTTCTTCTTCCCAAGAGGGAGAAAGTGGAGCGGTTCGTAGATACATTTGGTATTGTTCATAATGACCTGTTTGAATTATTTGTTTAATCAGGCGTACATCAGAAATACTGCCAAGAATTCTTGAAATAACAGAGACAGCTTTCCAGCTGTCGGCTTTTCGTGACTCATTTATTTCAAAATGAGGAGAATTATAAGAATACTTATGATTGCCTAAAATTTCTGAACACCAAATTCCTTTGTAATAAAGTTTGGGAATAGTATTTGGAAGAAGAATTTGCCCGTAAAGAGTTTCATCAAGAACCATAAGGTTTTCACAGAAATATTCTTTCCAGTCTTTAAGCATATTTCCCACGTTATTAGTTTGTTCAATGAAAATATTTGTATAACCTTTTTGGCCGGAAGGACTAAGAACATTTGTTTCGAAAGAAAACTCTGGTTCATCAAGAGCATTGCAATAAAGTTCTCGCACAACGTCTTGAATTTGCCAAGTTGGACCAGTGTCAGTGGTTATAGAAGTTTTTTCTCCATCAACATAAATCACTTCAAAGGATTTCTCGCGAAAATCTTCCTTTTTTGTGGATACTCTTATTTCCTTTTCGCCGGAAAAAATATAAAAATCAATATTGTTTCGCAAAAGATATGCAATTGAATATGTAAAACCACTGCCAAACATTCCAATAGTGGCATCATCTCCTCGTTTTGTAGAGGCTCCAAGAAGGGAAATTGCACGTGGGTCGAGTTGGCCTTCATTTGTAAACTGAATAAATTTCATTACGGGTTCCTTTAGTATGTCATATCGTTAAGTGGGACGGCGCTGCCTGAGACTTCTTTTATTTCTACTATGAGGCAAGAAGCACCTTCACTTTCGTAAGCTTTTGTCATTATTTTTATTATTTGTTCTACAGTTTCCGGCTCAAATTTTTCGATAGAAATTTGCCAATCATTTTTAATGGATAAGATTTTTAAAATAACTTGAGCAGCTGTTTCAATTTTTTTAAATCCCTGATTGTCTAATGGTGTACCTGAGGGAAGATGAAAAATTAACCATTTATTTTTGTGAAGATATAATGCAAATTCCCGATTTACCCAACCATTAAAATAATCAACAACACCGTAGTGTAGGACTTGGAATTTTTTATATTCAAAAGTTTCTAGGATATCCATTTTCTTTCCTTTCAGTATGTCATTCCATTAAGAGGAGTTGGACATTTATTATTTTTATTTGGAGTTGTATTTAAAGACAGTCCCCCCAATCTTTTTTCATAAACTTCACGAAATTTATTATCTTCTTCTTGGGTTAAAATATCCAAATCAATTTGCCAGTCGTTTCTGAGCGTGCAAATTTCCAATACAGTTTCCATCGCATGGAGTATATTAAGAAAACCATGTGTGGAAAGTCTAACACCTGTAGGTAAATGAACAATTGTCCAGGTATTATTATCAGGATTAAAACAAATGCCGAAACAATTGTATACATATCCATGTATTTTTGTTGTTTTATTTTTAAACTTGCTAAATCCATCAAATTCAGTTTCTTCAAATTGATCCATAATATCCATTATTTTATTCCTAAATCAAGGTCAGTTATATCTAAATAGGGAATTCCTTTTGGTAGTGGAATTCTTTTTATAGGCGGCTCAATTATTTTTTCCGGAGCCGGAGCGGTGTTAATGGCTTCGACAGTTTCTTCTAAAGTATCACAGATAGCAAAAACTGTACGGGGGTAGATATGTGATACAGCATATTTTTTACACGGAAGTTGAAAAATACAAAAACCCTGAGAAACATAACGATTGTTTTGTGCCTCAAGAACTTCTTTTCGAAAGTCGAAGAAAGGAGAATGAAGGATTGCCATGTTTAAACAGCTGTTTTTCTTAGTAAATTAGCTTGTTTTTCTAAGAGATAAGCTAAACTTTCGTACTCCCATTTAGTTACATTATATATATTTATATAAATCTTATCTCCAACAGCGTTTGCATATTTTTCCAAATCATCAGCTGTTCTTAACATTTGGGCACTCATTTCTTCATTAGATTTGAGTGTTTCTAAAATATTAGCAGTAGCATTTTTAAGTGCTGCTTTTGCTTTGCGGGTTTTTACCATTTCAGGAGTTTCTGGAATATGGTTGGTCATGACTGTTCCTTTAAAATTTGTTTGCCAAGGGGAGTGATTTTATACACAGGAGTTATTGTTGGAGAAAATTTGAGGAAGATAAAACCACGAATAGACAAACCCCGTGCTCGCCTGTGATCATTTTTATTTCTGATTTCATGCCACTTTAAAGGGTTTTTCTCTAGCATAATTTTTTGTTCCGGGGAGATGTATTTATTCATTTGATTTTCCTGTTATTAGTTTAATTTCATTCCCGTCTGCATCTTCGACAGTGCAGTTTGGAACACGGATGGAATATAATACTGATAAGCCTTCTACTTTAAGCACAACCTCATCGTAAGGTGTTGTAGGAGAATATCCTGGGAGATCGGCGTAAAGTTCTTTGTTGATCTTGCGCAGTAGTGTGCGGAAATAATACATTCGCCGTATCCATATTTTTGCTTGGCGCTCGGACGAGAATTTTATTCTTGCTTCTTGCCTTTCGCCTATGGAAATTAATACTTTTTCAATGTCGGAGTAGGCTTGAATGTTTTTAGGAAGGCTCATTTAGAAGGTTCCATAATTTTTAAAATATTTTCCAAAGAAATATTTCTGGTTTTTAAAGATTTACACAGGGCAATAAAAGGAATGGTACTGATTAAATACTCTAAAGAAGAAGTATTTTCGATATAATGTAATTTATCATACATATAATCAAGATCATTACCTACAGTCATTATTGCCATTTCTCCACGCAACATACCTAACATAGCTTCACCAGCTAATACTTCTTCATGTTGTAATTTATAGGCAAGTTTTCTTATTGTTTTTCTGTGTTTAAGCAGAAAAAGTATGGAATTTATAACATAAGTATTACTCATATTTTTTATTAATATTTTTTCTTCCTTTTTAGTAACCCAGTATGTCGTACTTGGCGGTGCTGGTTTCTTTAATTGTTTAAGCAATCCTGCGATTATAAGCGTTTGATATGAGGGAATTTTTGAAAGTTTTTTCACAGTCCAAATTCCTCCAAATCAATTTCCATTATGTCTGCTGGGAGTGGGACAGTGCTGCGAGAAGGCTTGTTCTCAAGCAGCCATTCATTAATCATAGATTGTGTTGGTCGAGCTTCTGTATTTATACAGGGAATTTGATTTTTAACTTGTGCGCGAAGAGTAATTTTTGCACGAAGCACTCGAAAGAGAATATTCATTCCAGCTTCACTGTTGGGAATGGTTACTGAATATCCATTTAAATCAAGTTCGAGTGAGTCTTGATCATGGGAAAGTCCGATTGCGTATTTCATGAGAAAATCCTTTATATAATCAATCTTCCACGAGAAAGTTTAATTACCTTGTTTTCTGCAATTGTAATGAGTTTAAAAGTATTCTCAAGTTTTTTATTCTTTATGTAATTTTGCCATATAGAAATTTCTTTTTCTACTGTATAGATTTCTATAGGATAATTAAAAACAAAATTAAAACGCAATAATTCATCGGCTAAATTATTAATATAAAAATAATTTATATATTTAAATCCAGTTGTTTCACCTTCTCGATAGTCGCGAAAGATTTTACCATTTACTATAAGTAAATAGGCACGAAGAGATACAGGTTTTACTGGTGTAAATTGTGTTCTTTCTAGTATATAACTACGGTACTGACACTGAATTAATTCAATATTTATTTTCATGAGAAAATTACCAATGCTATGATGTAAAGAACTGAAAGGGAGAAAGTAACAGAAGATACGATGAGCGCTACTCTCGCACTGTGTATGAAATTCCTTTTCATTTTTTCCTCCTAAAAAGTTTCTTCTTGTATTAAATCAATTAATTCATTTAACAACATTGTAAATTTTTCTGAATTTTCTATTGTAGTGTCGTATTTAATAGCATCTGTTAGCCAAGTTTTTAAATAATTTGCTTGATAATCATCAAGAAATTCAGTTTTTACAATTACTGTTAGCCAGCTATCATACAAACTAATTAATTCTACATTAGTAGGTTTCTGCATTTTTTCCTCCAAAATTAATTTTAGACTAAGATATTTACTGAGAATGGTGGGGATGCTAGACTAGCCTGCTAGCATCCCCGGTTTGATTAGAGGGATTTGAACCCACTACATTTCGATTAATAGTCGAATGCTCTACCAAATGAGCTATAATCAATTGAACGTATGCGTGTGTTATAGCACGAATTTGATGGAATGTAAAGGAAAATGATTGACTGCATGTATGGGTTTAAGCAGATTAAGGAAATTGTATGTTTTCCGGTTAAAATCAATTGCATGGGGGCAAATCGTTTGCCATGGCGGGTTTCTAAACTTTTCCATCCTACCATGCGTCAAACGGTTCCCGGCATTGTGCGGGTAAATTTGAAGGTCGATTTTTTGACGGAACCGAAACGATCCTTATTCCTCAACTGTACACCTCAAATACCCATCTATAACACCTGATTTACACCTCATTCTATAGATTTGGTGATTTAGGGGTATATAGTCGTATTCTGGATCACAGCCTTACGTTAGCTGTATGGTAGATTAGAGGGGCTGTCCGTTCGCAACAACCATACCGTGCTAATTCTTTCTAAAAAAAAAAAAAAAAAAAAAAA